GCCAGCTCCTAAAAAAGCTGAAGTAAAGAAAGGTAAGTAATATGTCAGATAAAATTTTTCACTGGTCATCTACTTTTAAATCCCTAGGCGAAGATGATGATGGAAGTGTAAATATCAAAGGATATGCAAGCACTAACGCATCAGACAGAGCAGGTGATTGTATTGACCATGAAGCATGGACTAAAAATGGAGGATTAGAAAACTTTAAAGGTAATCCAATTATTCTATTTAACCATGACTATAACAGACCAATTGGTCGTGCTACTTCATTAGAAGTAAACGACAAAGGCCTCGAGCTTGGAGCAAGAATTTCTAAGTCCGCAGGTGATGTAAAAGATCTTATAAAAGATGGCGTACTTGGAGCATTTTCCGTTGGTTTCCGAGTCAAGGACGCAGATTATCTAAAGGAAACCGATGGATATAAAATAAAGGACGCTGAACTATTCGAAGTGTCTGTTGTGAGTGTACCTTGCAACCAGACCGCAATGTTCTCGATTGCAAAATCATTCGATTCTCAATCAGAATATGATGAATGGAAAGCTGAATTTTCGAAAGAAAGTAAACAGGCTCATGAGATGGAAGCAGTAAATACTGACGAAATTGATGCGCCACAAGCCGTGGGTAAAACCACTCAACAGGAGAGACATATGTCTACAGAAAAAACTACTCCAAATGCTGAGTTAGACTTAAAAGCGTTCGCGGAAGAGGTGGCAAAATCAACTGCTGCTAAAATCGCAATGCAACAAGCAGAACAAAAAGCAAAAGAAGTAAGCGAAGCTGAAACAAAAGCTGCTGAACTGGAAACAGAAGCAGTAGAAAAAGAAGCTGAGCAAGAAAAAGTTAAAACAATAGTAACTGCTGGTCTATCAGGAGCTGAACAGCTCGTAAACGACGTTGAAAAACGCGTTTCTGAAAGACAAGGAGATTTAGAATCTGTTGTTAATGAACTACAAAAAGACCTAGCTGATAAAAAAGATGAGATTAACGCAATGCGTGAGTCAAAAAGACATTTTTCAGATAGACAAAACAGCGACTGGCAGAAAGCCTTCCAAAGCGACATTGATGACGCTTGGGTTATGGGTTTAGCTACTGGTAAAGGCTGGAGTACTAAACTTGGTCAAGATACTATGGAAAAAGTTAATGCTCATTCAGGCGTTGCTGTTTCATCAGCTGATTTTGAACAAACAGTATCAACAAATATCGAAAGAGATATTCAATTAGAGCTTGTATTAGCACCGTTATTTAGAGAAATCCAAATGACTTCAGCTACACAAATTCTACCAATCATGCCAGATGCAGGGTATGCTGAATTTACAGCTAACCAAGCAGCTTCTGGATCTTCTCCTCATGGAAACTTAGAGGAAAGAGGCGACACTTATGGTACTCCGTATGCTGGCGTTGACATGACTGAAAGAACTCTTTCAACTAAAAAACTTATTTCACAATCATACTTAGGTAATGAAACTGAAGAAGATGCAATTCTACCGATTCTTCCTTTAATTAGAGAGTCTATCGTTAGATCACACGCAAGAGGTATTGAAAATGCACTATTAGTGGGTAACCACGCAGATGGCGTTTATGGTACATCTGGAGCAGCATTTGAAGGACTAGTCACAATGGCTGGGTCTAACAAAACTCAATCTGCTACTGCTTTTGCATCAGAATCTTTAACAGCTTCAATGCTATTGAATGCTAGAAAGCAAATGGGTAAATGGGGTATGAATCCTAGAGATGTAATTTACATCATAAATTCAACTGAATACTTCAACTTATTATCAGATGCAGAGTTCCAAGATGTCAATTTAGTTGGCAATATGGCTACTAAGCTAAATGGTGAAATCGGAGAAGTCTTCGGTTCAAGAGTTATCGTTTGTGACGAATTCGCTACTCCAGCAACATCCAAGTTCTTTGGATTAGCTGTTAATGCGAAAAACTTTGTAATGCCTAGATTAAGAGGTGTTACTATCGAGTCTGACTACGAAGTAGCAAACCAAAGAAGAGTATTAGTCGCTTCTCAAAGACTAGGTTTTACCGACCTTATCGATGGTTCAACAGCGTGTCATACACTTCAGTATAAAGCTAGTTAATAGTTTTATCAAAATTACGTGGTGGGGGCAACTCCACCACACTTTTTAAGGAAAATTTATGGCAGATTTAGTTACATTACAGCAATACAAGGACTTTGCAGGTTTGCAGAGTATAAAAAACGATGCTCGTATAAATGTAGTTATTGACCAAGTTTCCCAACTCGTTAAGACTTATTGCGGGAGTACTATTATAGATTATGCTAGTACTAATAAAGTCGAATTTTTTAATATAAAAGATAATTATACTAATAGTATTATTTTAGGAGAATCCCCATTAATAGAAGTAGTATCAGTAGAGGAAAGACAAGATCAAGCAGGCGCGTATGTTACACTAATTACAGAAAATTCTGACAGTAGTGGTAAATATGAGTATGTAGTTGATACAGATTCAGATAGTATAGTTCGTACAACTAGTAGTACTGAAAAAGCTTTTGCAAAAGGAATGAAAGCAGTAAAAGTTACTTATAAAGCAGGGTATACAAGTACACCTGAAGATTTAAAACTAGCAATATTTGATTTAATTAAATACTATATGAAAGATGAAAGAAAGGAAAGACAATCCATATCAGGGTCTAGTATAGAAAATCCACTATCTTCTAGTTTAACAGGTAATATTGGATTTCCAGATCATATCAAAAGAATACTTGATATGTATAAAATATATAGTTAATGAAACAAGCTTATCAAAAGTTTTTAAGACCTGGTACTGGTCCAACTTATTCTAAAATCTTTAAAATGATTGAAAAAAATCTTTTAACAGATTCAAAATCTTTAAGACAACAAATAGATAAAACATTAGTAGGAGAATTAGATGTTACTATAGATTTTTTAATAGATATGGGAAAAGCAGGAGCCAACTTAAAACAACTTCTTGCTTTTAAAGCCGTAAGCGGAAAACAAGGAAGGTACAGACAGTTACTTTTAGCTCTAAATAGTTTAAGTAAAGATTTCTTTAATGGAACAACAATAGCTAAAACAGGAGCAGGTTGGTCTCCAGATCATTCAGATATAAGTATGGTAGGAGTAAGACTTGTGGTTGTATTTGATGCTCTAAATGCAATATTAGTAGGAGTACAGCAAGATAATAAAACTGATACAGGAAGACTAAGTAAGTTAGAAACAAAACGTATGCAAGCTAAAACAGCTTCATACGCAGGTCAAACTTTAACTGTAAAACAAATACAAGCGTCCATGAAAGAAATACAAGGACTTATAGCAATAGCCGCAGGCTTAGCTAATAATATGAAACAAGGTGTTGTATTTTCACCAAAAGATTATGCAACAATACGAGAAGAATATTTAGCAGAAGTAAAATACGATTTAACTAGCACAAAAGAAAAATTTGCAACAGCAGTAGATGGAAAACCTTTAGTAAAAATAGTAACAAGGGATAAATTTAGTAATACTACTGTAAAAGGAAGTGTAGAAAGCTATTTAGGACATGCACTAAATAAACAGATAAGAGGAGCGTTTCATGCAAGAGTTCCAGCACATGTACTAAAAAATTTAAGAGCAACAGAAAAAGCAGTAGGAGAAACTTTACATAGTATAAAAGGCTCAAAAGCTCCTATGGATGAATTAGTAAAAGAAACAATTGGAAAACTTACTAATAAACCCTACAAAAAATCAGCTTCTAAAACAACATTAAATAAAAAAGGGCAAGTAAAGTCAGGAGTAAAAAAAGTTGATTCTGCTCAGTTAAGAATGCACAAAGCAGCAATGAATGCTCAAAAAGAGTTTGCAGCAGCAGCAGTACTAGCAGATAAAGTTGCTAAACAAGATAAAAAAGAAGGTGGAGAAGCAAGCAACGCAAAAGAGCTTGCAAAATTAAAGAATCAAATAAATAAAAGATTGCCGGCACAAGTTAGAAGAAATATGGGATTTCCAAGATTAACTAATAGAACAGGCATATTTTCAAATAGTGCTAGGGTAATAAGTTTAAGAAATACTGATAAAGGTATTAGTGGAGAGTATGGTTATATGCTTACAGGAGGCGGAACTAGTAAAAATAAAGGTGGAGTTTATGAAACTTTTGAAAATACAGGAAGCAAACAGTGGAAACAAAGTTATAATCCTAAGCCTTTAATTGCTAAAAGTATAAGAGATTTAGCAGTAGAATATACAGACCAAAAATTTGTAAGTCTTAGGAGAGATTAATGGCATCGCAATATAGAACAGGAAGAAAGAAAATAGTAGATGCTTTAGTAAGTAAAATTAAAGAAATTGATGGCAATCACCCTTATAACTCTAATGTATTTTTAAATGCACATGGGGGCATGTCATTTTTAGACGATATTCAAGAGTTTCCAAAAGTATGCGTAGTGGCAGGAGACGAAACAAGAGAATATCAACCAAATGAATTCAAATGGAGATTTATGAGTCTAGATATAAGAGTTTATGTCGAAGACCAGGATGACCCACAAGAAGTCTTAGCTCTTTTATGTGAAGATATAGAAAGAGTTATCGACGACAATGATGTTTTGATTTACGATGATACTGTAAGTCCAAACTTAACAACGACTTCCTTAACTTTACAGTCAATAAGCACTGATGAAGGGGTTTTAGAACCTCTCGGAATAGCAGAATTGAATGTAGAGTGTAGGTATTAAACGAAATTACAAACGCTGATAAACATCTAGCGAAGTACTTTCAAAGTAAAAATAGGAGAAAGCAATGGCTTTAAATCTATCGAGAAATACCAAAGTATTTGTCAGCTCTGTAAATGGAGTTGGTGCTACTGGCGGAGTAAAAACTGCCCACGTAAGTACTGCGGGAACAGGATATGCTGTAGGCGACATCGTAACATTAGGAACTACTAGTGGAAGCGGTACTGGCTTTAAGTGTATTGTTTTAAGCATTACTGGTGGCGGCTCAACTGGACCAGTTGCTACTATTGGTATCCCTAATAACTTTAGGGGAGCAGCTTTCGTGGCAAACGAAACTGCAACTGAAACAGCTGTAGAAAACTATGCAGGAACTAATAATAGTTCAGCAACAGGACTTGTAGTTACTGTCGATACAATCGCAGGAACAACAACAGCAGATGGCGGAAGAACAGGAACTGGAAAGTTCAAAGGAAATGAAGTAGATGCAAACTGTTTCAGAATTGGTGTATTAGATGGATACAGCTTCTCACAAGGAAGTGATTCAACT